ATTCCATTTTGATGGTATCGCCGCTTCCGTTTCGGACTGTGCCTTCGGAACTAGTAGCAACTATGAGGTAGTCATTATTCTCTGCATTACCCTGCTCCTTGGAAGCACCTTGCTCAATAGCACCAATGGGGTCTTCTCTTGTATCTCCAGAAAGCCATTCATCAACCGTTGCCACCTTAACTCGAAGACCCTGAAGTTTATCGATCTTCATAGGGCGAACCTCTAGCAAAGATCCGGTAAGAAAATTTTCGATACCTTTCTTGGTAGAGGCGAGCTTCACTCGGTTAGCTTTTGATCCAGTTGTATTCTGGAGAGAACCTTCGGTTAAAAACTTGAACAGCGGTCCTCTAGCTCGAGTTATAGAAGTTCGGATTGGAGACATAACTTCTTCAGCCTGTTTCATTGTAGGGGCCGTGGTAATCTGATGAGTAGTTGATGTGTCAACATTCAAGAAGTAACTCTGCAAGCAAGAGGCATACATTGATTTAGCTGCTCCTCGAGCAACGATCAAGTATTGTTTGTTAATCAGCCTTTTCTTGATACGTTTGTTAACATAATGTCCTCCATGTCCGTTCTTATTAGGAACATAAACACTTCTCTCGACAAAGTAGTACCATCCGAAAATCTGTTCAGCCCAAAGTTTAAACGAATCGAGTAGATGCAAATCATCGCCATCGGTCAAAGTGAGTTCATTCTCACAATAATTAATAAAACCCTGAACAGCTTGGTCATCATACCAAACTCCAGGGTTAACGATAAGAGAATCTATTCGGTTCATCTCCATTGAGATTTCTTTGCATACCGGAATGTCTCCTCGAATTACGGCATCTCTAAATTGGCCGTAATAAATGGGTGTAGCCGTATTAGATAATGCCATATAGTCACCTACTTTTTAAATTCAAAGTTTAATCCCTTTAACAATCCAATCACCAACAACGTCAAGAGCTTTATCTCCCAAATGTTTATAAATCTTATAGGCTCCCTGAGCAGCGGTAATTGTGGCCGCTGTTCCAATAAAAGTCTGAACAATCTTTTTGCCTACACTTTTTTTTCTGGTCATGTTATTATATTGCATTTCCATCTGAAGACGATTGTTTCTGGCTTTCAACTCAGAATCGCTCATGGTTTTAACGCTCTTACCATCATGGGCCTTTTTGTAATCTTCGCTAAATTCTTCCTTGCCTCTTTTTCTTTTTCCAAGCCTTGTAAGACTTCCATTTTTGTTTTGATACCTGCGAACGCCCCACTTCATTCCGAGAATTCCATAGTGGTAAAGCTCGGTATTGTATTTGTCTTTCATAAAGGTTTCTCCTTTCGCCTAATAATTCCATTTTGAATTTTTATTCTTTAGTTTCAGCGGCAACATTAAGTCTCCACTCGAATTCGCTTATCATTCGATTTGTGGACTCCATTACCGCTGAACTAATGGGCGGATCGAAAAGGAGTTTTACCTTCAAATACATATAAGACTTTACCAGCTCCATCTTTTCATACTGAGAATCGCCTTCTTCGATAAACTCGTCCCAAGTAGAATATTTGTCTTGAATCAGGAATGGAGTGGAAGGACCTATTCCAAGCTGAGATAGAATCATAAATACGGAATTGATGTGCATGATCAAATCAGTATCAAACTGAGTGTAACTTTCGTCGATTCCTAACAGCTTTTTAATAGAGGTTAATATGCTGTCCATATCAATCACCTCTACTTCACGATGGTAATGTAAGTCTTAACGCAATAACCCTCGATTCCGGCAGAAGTACAAATCTTATAGAATTCATCAGTGGATTCTTCTTCGTCAATGATGAGATTAGTAGACACATCGATCGTACAGAGAATATCAGCATCAAAGTCGGGTTCTTTTCGAACATTCAGTCGTACACAATTTGTGACGATTCCCGCAATTTCCTTCTTAGCTTCAGGCTCTTTTTCAGGAACAGGCTCTTTTTCAGGAACAGTCTCTTTTGCAACAGGCTTTCGAACCACATTAGGACGCTTTTTCTCTTCTCTAGAAAATTTGGTATAATCGTTACCCATAAATATAACCTCCTACTTAATTGCTTTCGGTCCATCCGTATACTCCGGGCTCCCATACGTTGTTGTCAATATCAGAAATCCAAATCTTGTCGTTATGTTTTACCTTATCTCCGCTCATGTAAGGATTGGTGCTATCAGGTTGTTCCCAATCAGGAATTTCGCCACTGACAGAACTAATAACCTTAGTCCACAGAGAAGGAGCATCGGAAGGGGACCATGTGCTCTGAGAAATATGATTAGTCAAACACTTGTACAAAACGTCGTTATATCTTACCTTGGAGCCAACCATATAAGTAGTCCCGGACTCCCATTCAGGATACAAGTCAGTAAATCCCAAAGCTTGATCGTCAGTAAGAGCATTCAATACAGGATTTAGAACTGCCTGAACGTCCTGCTGCTTGCTAGGAATTTTGGCAAACACTAGCTCATGCCTTGCCACATCGCTGCATCCTTCAATGGCCTCAATAACAGTATCGCCATCCATCAAAACCCAATTATTAGTACACAGGGCCACGATTTGATCAGCATCAATTCCGCCGTCAATCATTATTCGATATCCGTCATACATCTTTCTTTTATAGAAAGTTCTTTCGGCATAAGGTCTTTCCAGAATCGCCACTTCTTTATCGCCAGCAACTAGCTTCATATAGTTGTCTCCTTTCATTGTTTCTTCCAAGGACATGTATCAAATCTGCTTCTCTCAATAGGAGCCGTTGTTAACAAATTTGAATCTCCATAATGTATAGCGTTGTGAGTATTATGTATAGTAGTTATAAGATACTCAGGATTCATCAAATAGTCTGTGGTTTTAGTTATATCATTAAGACTAATAGGATTCATATGATGAATGATAATTCTTTGTCCTCGAATATCATGACCTTCTATTCCCAAGTCACAGCCGTTATCTCGAACTATTATTGAATCTCGAACTCGCTTCCATTCTTTAGAACGATAGAACTGTTGATTGAATATTCTGTCAAATCCGAAAGTGTCAACTCCAACAATTCCATCGAGTTTCAAATATGCGAATCTTTCTTCAAACGTCGGTAGCATAATCAACTCAGAATATGTTCTAATACTCGTCATAAAGTTCTTCCTCATCATGTCCGCTATAGTTTCGCATGGCCTTAAGCGCTTCTGCATAGAGTTCCTTGATCTCTTCGGCAGAATCATACGCTCTGGTCTTTGCTTTCTGGAGATTAATTTCTTCTTGTAATCTTTCTCGCTCTAGTTTCTCTCGCATAGAGCCCAACTTCAGATAATGAGTTATTACCTGAGAGGAGGCAGTACCATCTCTCAGTTGTTGTTCAGCCAAATCTACAGCCAGTGATACAAGCTGACCTTCTCTAGCTTCAGGAGTTAAAGCAGGCCTCATTTTCGCCGGTTTATTAGACGATTCTACTTTCTTAACTCTAGCCATTCGTACTGCCTCCTTTCCATTTTGAATTTTCAGAGGATCGATAAGTCTGAAATTGAATCATGCATTTCTATAGAAAAATATTAAATCGATACTTATTGTTATACTGTACAGAAAATAACCATAAAAAGTAGTGACATATACCCAGCGTTCTTGTAGTCATCATCTAAAACTATATTTATTCTATTAACTTGTTTAATTGCAATACCGATTCTCTGTCCATTAGTACTATTATTACTACTCATATCGAACACAATTCCGCAAATATCACCGTTTGAAATATTGTTCATACGTGTATATGGTGGAAAAAACGGACCTGTACTGATCCTATAGTACGCTGCTTCTGACTTTGAAGGTATAACAGTATTTATAAAGAAAGATCCTATATTTCCAACAGAAGTAATATTTACTCTTACACTGCCTAGAGCATTATCATTTTCGTCACATGAGGACATATTAGTAGTGTTTGTCCAACAAATCTGATCATCGACATAGTATTTGGAAGCCGCTTGGAATTTTTCTGTCGGTTCGGCACTATGCAAAATAAGTTTTCCAGTCATAGTTCCGCCAGACTTCGGTAAAGCAGCGTCAGCTGTTGTCCGGGCTGCTTCGGCTGTTGTCTGGGCTGCTTCGGCTGTTGTCTTTGCAGTTTCTGCTGTAGTCTTGGCTGCTTCGGCTGTATACTTTGCTGTGTTAGCAATGTTATTAGTAGCAGAAATATTGTGTTGAGCATCCTGTGCAGTACTGAGTGCTTCATTTGCCATTGACTCAGTGTCGTTGACCAAACTTTGGAGTTTAGTTATAGCAGTACTAACAGTATTTATTTTCTTTCCGACACTATCAGGCAAACATTCTTCTGGTAGTTTTTTAATGTCATATTTTTCTTCGGAAACTGTTTTTGAAATAGTGATAGATTTGTTTGCAAAAGATCCTATGGCAGCTAGCGTTATCGTTCCATTGATAAGAATTACTGCGTACCATACGTTCGGATTTTCTTCCGACAGCAATTGTTGAAGCTCTTCAAGACTATCAGCGCAACCGATACAGCATTTATCATCACTCAAAAACCCCAAACATTTCTTTTGCTCACCATCTATTACAACATCGTAATATTCGCCAGTAACAAAACCTTCAAAATTAGGGTCCAAACAATTTGCTTCTATTTGTGACCCATCCTCTGGCAATGTTCCTTCGTATATCTTTACAATTTTCGTAGCCTTTCCCAAATAATCCTTATATGCTGGGCGAGATTTCATTATTAAAGCTTTAATCGCAGTTAAGGCATTCATAATGTGTCACCTCTTAACCCAGAGTAGAAGGATTAGTTCCTGCGTAAAAGTATAGGCTGGTGTTCATAGTGGGTCCAAAAATAGCACTAACCATAGTTCCACTATTTTTTATGACCCCTAATAAAAACAAAGGAATGTATCTTTCTTCCGTAATGGTAGGATTAGGTTTTGCTGTGTAAGTACTCGCATTACTTGAAAGTGTTGTTACATAAATCGGACCACTCATTGCTGCATCATAAGCAGTTTGAACCTCAACAGCGTTTCCATTAGAATCTAACAATTGAATATAAGAAGTTTCACTAACACCAGGCATACTTAGTCACCTCCATTATTTTCCATCATTAGTAGTTTGATAATAAAATATAGTAGCGCCACCGCCGCCGCTGCCAAACTTAGCATTCTCTTTGCTAATTTTTTTTGCTACACCGTTAGTAATCACGATCACTTTGGCATCATCTGGAATTTCCGTAATTTCTTCAAGTTGTGTAATATCTCTCAATCCAATAGACATAGCGTTTTCCTCCTTACCACATTAAGATGTTTCCATTTTCGTCAGTCAGAATTTCACCATTCACAGTTACAGCCGGAAGAACATCAGCGTCTAAAAGTTCTTGTAAGGTTTCTTCATCCGTTGGAACCGACTGATCCACATATTCTTTGGTCGCCAAATCATTCAAATAAATATTCTGTCTCTCATAGGCGGTATCAGTAATCTTGAGATACTGAACACAATTGTTATAAGGATAGAATATCTGAACATGACTGTCAGTAGTTCTCTTAATGACATTGACTAGCAAATGAGAAGAGAATTCCATGGTAGCATCAGATCCGGTATAGGGCTTAAAGTGTCCATACATAATATAGCTGCCGCTATCCAAATTCCTCAGAACCATAGGATTGTCTTTGTCAGGACTCTCTAACTTTTTCACAGTCTGAGGAGCAAGCTCGGGAATCTCTCCTAAAATATCATTCTTCCACTTCTGAAGAATGTCAGGATAGTCTTCTACAATGGTCTCCTCATTATCCATTCCATCGACAATCGTAATGCCTTTAGTTATTCCGGTCTGCCAGCAATAGTCAACAGTTCCGTCATCGGAAATACAAGTCATCTGAATCATGAAAGTCAGACTGCCTACATAGGAAGTAGCGTTTCTGGAAATAAGCCAACTAAAAGTAATCTGTTCCAAATTATTAAAATTAATAGCCAGATCGTCTACCTCGTATATACCACAGGTCTCCTCTTGAGTTTTCTTATTAAGATTTATGTACAGAACTTTGATTGAATCGCACAGCGACATGTCGTGTCCTTCAATAAATCTTGGACATTCGAAAGTAAATCGCTCACTATTATGGTCGTTCTGAACCAACCGAACCTTATTTGAATTGTTCTGGACAGTTCTGGTAACCGGATCAATAACAAAATAATTGTCATTATCGACAACAGAATGAGTATGGGCCAACTTTACCACTCCTTTCCTTTACTTGCCGTATTGTTTTTATGTAGTTTAACTTAATACTTAAAGAGATTCATAGGTGTTTTAGGGTCCTTTTTATGGTGTTTGAAAGGAGAGCCTCGTGAACACAAAGAGGAAGAAAGGAGGTGAATGGCAGTAGAACCCTAATCTCCTATGAACCTTTTTAAATATTACTTTAAACTGTTTGTGGAAAATATCCCTCCGGGGAATTT